ACAATTTGGAACGTACTCCATTCGTTTCGCCGGCTATCTTTATGGTCAAAAATGAACTATCTGTAGCCTCTTTGGCGGCTGCATACTTCACGACTTTAGCCGCTGTAATTTCACTATCAGACATCCCAGAAGTATCGTAATAGTCCTCATCTTGTACAAGGGTCATGTCAAGCATAAAGCCAAGGGTCATATCCCGATACCAGCGGGCTGTGTGTGGCTTCAATGCAGCTAACAGCGCATTGATATAGGTTTTTAGAGCATCGAAAAGGGTCTCCAGTGTACAATGAGCTACGGCAATGATATAAAATATAATGCTTTCTAAAGAGACCTTTGAAAATGTATCATCAAATGAAGCCCCCACAGTAAACCCATACCATCCGGCCAATGTGGTGGATACCATGAACTGCGTTGTCATGCTTGCTTTTATCGTTTCTACTGTACGTGCCATATCTAACTAATTATAAAATCTATCCCTATTGCCATATATCCCAACCCACCCAGAGTAGCTATTGTAGCATCTGTTACACCGGTTGCCGGAGTAATACCTTTGTTAGCGTAATAAGTCGCTATTGACTTATTGACCACATCGGGTAGTTCCAGTTCCTGGCTAACTAGCAAATCATCCGTCACGGAAATGCCATTAAGCAAAGCTATTTGAATAGCTGCCTCGGCTGAGCCAAGACGTTGTGAGGCGATGTCAAATAGAGATTGACCTTCGAGAACTTTCATTTTATTACTCCAAATCGTTTAAGTAGCGTATAAACACCTATGATCGCCACCAAAAGGGAGAAAAACCCAACAACATAAACCCATGCCGGGCATTTCGTTTCTTTTGTCATGACAAGTTGCGACTTATCATCGGATTTGTATTTCGAATTATCGCGAAGTGTCGTCTTATTTTGTTTACTGGTATTGACTTTTACATCAGTTTTTACATCAGCAGACTTTTTGTTATCAGTCGTTCTATGTATCACAGTTGTCTGTGTTGGCCATTGTTTTCCAGTAGAATCAGGCTTAGAAAAATCAGTAATTATCACATCTTCATTTATAAGTGAGTTGGTAACGCTTTTATCAATTACCGACTGCGAACTATCAACCTTCAACTGATTGTCAACTGTCTGTTTTACGTCAAGATTAGCGGATGTTTTTACCTCATCTTTTGCGGTTGACGTTTGTTTGATAGCTCTGCAACTAAAGGTTATTAGCGCAAGTAGCGCGAGAAGAAATAATTTACTCTGTTTCATGACATTTTTTTATTTTATCAACCATCTCGTTCAGGTTGTCGGGGGTTATTTTGTCTAATAATTTCACCATTTTATTGTTTATTGTACTCAGTTTTGCCAGTTCTTTTCGAATAGACGCCATTTGCTCTGCCATATTAGTATTATGAGCTGACACTTGTATAAATGCCGCTTTATACTCATCGCGCTCTATCTTCATGTCCTCAGCTATTCCGCGCCAAATCGTTATGGCTTCCTGAACATTATCAAGTTCAGACGTTTTTACATCCGACTTAGTTTTATTCGCCTCCTCCTGAGTTTTATTCGCCTCAGCAGTAACTTTTTTTCGCGTGGCCCGAATAGTGAACAGGTAGGTAAAACCACTTCCACCAAGTAAGCTTATTAAAGCGATAACTATTGATTCTTTCATTTATTTGTCAGTTTATCAATCACGGTTAATACTGAAGAACCACCGGTAAGCGATGCAAACACATAAATAAGCGTATTATCAACTTGATAACCAAACGCCTTAATTACGACCATCAATACCAGCACAAAAAACGATAACAGTGAAATAATTCGCTTTTCATCAGCATCGTCTGACGAACTGATGACCTTTTTAATATAGTCTTTCATTGTTCAAAAACTCTAATACTCCAACCTTTATAAAATTTCCACTTTACTGGATTTTTCTTGCAACGTTCGTAATAATCGAGTAAACGATCATACTTGTAAAGTCTCACGAAGTCGTCAGTAGTCATAACTGTTCTTCGATTAAGAACTTTGATACTGTCATTCGCCTTCAGGTACAATGCCCGGTAGTAAGCCGTAGAATCACTTCCACGACTTACCTGAGCACTTGAATAAACACTAAGCAATAAAACTAAACACACAAAAAACACTATCCTTTTCATACCATATTATTTAATCGGGTTACTAAATTGGCATCAATTACGCCTGTCTGAGCCAACCCAACAATGCTTTGAGCACGTTTTACGGCCGGCTTTATACCTTCATTCACTGCCGAGTCAACCAGATTATTTGCAATTGTTTGACTTGCAATGAAATCACCGCCTACTTTATTCCAAAAATTGGTTTTATAGAAATCAAGTAATAACCCATACAATGGAAGATTTTTTACTAGATTTTTCGGAAAATCAGGAAGCTTTTTAGCTGCATCAACAATTGCCCATCCGGCCCAAGTAGGAAAAAAATTACGGGCAATGCCACCAATCGTTTCACCACCTGAATCATCTTTATCACATACGTAACCAACTTTCTTGTTCAGCAAGTAACCTTCAGTTGGTAATACACGACTTATTGCTGTTTTATAATCTGCCATTAATAACTTGCATCTAAACTCATTTCTGAGCTGGTTAATACCAATTTATTTACTTTCATTTCATCCTTTGCTAACTCTTCCCGTATAACTTTCTTCCAGGACGTTAGATCGTCATCATTCGCCATATCATTAATACCTACGCCCAAAGTTGAATACTCTTTAATTTCTACTTTTTGAGCTTGAAGAATCATATATTGATTTTGATAGAGCGTATTACCAACCGTCAATCCGGATATAATTTTACCTGTACTATCTCTGACGAGTTGAATGTTCAATTCAAGATCGTTATTTAGTTGTAAGCCTATATCTTTTGCCATTAGTGTTTTATTTTTTCGTCCTCATAATCACTTTTACTGAACTGAGTTGCTTGTTTGGTTGTAACTGCTGCCGTTCCGCTTTGAGCTTCCGCCGTTCCAGTTGTAGCAACTGGATGCGTATGTGAGTTGAATACCTGTACCAACGTATTAAGTTTGTTTGTCAATTCCTGAATTTTTACCAATCCACCCAGATTTCCTCCATTTATTGTAATCGTATCTATCTCACTCCAACCAATTATAGCTAAATCTCTTAATAGTCCTTCAGATAAATCAGCTATCAATACCGTACTTCCTAAAGCTGGTTTTATAATTAAATTATTGGCATTACCATTTATTGCAGCATTAAGTCGAACATCCGGTATATCAATGTCATTATAAGTAACCGTACAACTATCATCTTCCACCGATTTTACATCAGCATTAAAGAATAGAAAACCACCAGCATTCTTTCCGCAAATATTCCGTATTGCTTCCCGTATCTCTTTAGCCCTACTACCCATCTGACAGCTTTTTACCTATTTTTATCGTTCTCACTCCACCATCCTGCGATAATTTCGTTTTTACTTCAATTCCATAATACCAACCAGTTTTATATTCATAGTCCTCATCGTGTAATCTCACTTGAAAACCACTCTCCACATAAGGCACTAGCCAACTAGTATAAGTTCCTTCATACCCGGTATACGATTTTGTTTTTATTGCCTCGTCTGCCAACCTTTGCAAACTAGCTTTATCGGTCACTCCATTCACATTGATATGCATTGAATCACCACCTGTAGTGCCGGCTTCTACCTTTACTGTTTTTCCGTCACGGGTTTTACTTTCAATAGTTACAAAATAAGGTCTATCAACAGCATCTCTGTATTTCAAATCCGCAGTTTCAATATTTACAGCAAAATCGTATTTTACTTCTCCGTGAATTTCTACATATTGCGGATGAACGTGTAGCGTTTTATCTTTCAGATAAATATTCGCTTTCGTCTCTTCCTGCACTTTTTTAAGTACATCGTAGGCAGTTGCATTGATAATCGTAAACTTGTCATAATTGAAATCATACGAGCAGTTAAGTGTAAATCCTCCTATTTCATTCAATACATGTGTCAATAATCTCTTGACTGAGCATCCCACCAGAACCTCATTTTTTATTCTTTTTCGTAAAAGAAAAAGACTATCCTCACATTTCAATACTAACCCGCCGTTGTCAGTTATGGGTGGTTCACTTAGAAATCCGTCAAACTCCGTTGCCACGTTATCATCATAACCCAGTTGGATAGATACCGCATCCCCTCGTTTTATTTTGTCATTGATTGCGTAGGGTCGGTTAAATGTCGCTGACGGTAGTACTATCTCTGCTGTATCGGATAGTTGATCTACGCTATGCGTTATCTCTACCGATTCCATCATTTTTAATTCATACTTACCAATTGTTATCCGCCAACCTCTTTTAAACATTGTTTAAACGCTTTTTAAATCTTACTCTCTACCAATAAATCATATGTATCATCCGAGTAACACTTCAGCACGAATGCCTGATTTTCTTCTCCAGCCGTATGTGGAAATTCATAACTTTCAATGGCCAGATTCATGATACCCATTTCATTCAAAACTTCACATATAACTGGTATAGAACATGGCGCTTCGCACAGCATTCTCAATTTATCAAGATAATTATCGCGTTTTGTTTTATCTTCCTCAATGATAACACCTGTTATTTGAACTTCCCAATCGTCCAAACTCCACCATTCTTTAATACTACCACGTGTCTTCTTTTTGGCTACATATCTGCGTTTAATAATATTTTTGCTTGAAAAACTAATAACAGGATCAATAGGTAATTTAAATTTCTCAAATTTCTTGGTACTTCCATCAATGTAACTGAAATCATCAAACGTAAGCGGTATAATCCAATTCAGATTCTCTGCCAGTCCGCTTACCAGTTTGTTCTTAATATCACTGTCTACCTCTAAAGCCGGTACACTTACATTAGTTGAACTTACCGTTTCTTTCTTCCTGTTACCAACCAGTGCAATATTTTTGAACGGTATAAACGGTGGTAAAGCGAAGCCGGTAGCTTGTTGCGTTACCTTGCTTATCATCGTTTTATCTGTCAATATCTGTATAGGATCAATCATACAATTTTATTTTCCCCTCTCCTCAAAGAGAGGGTTTAGGGGTGAGGTGTTAACTCGCACTTTCAGCTGCAAACAATACCCTCATTAAAATCTCTTCAAATTTTTTTTCTACATCATTAGCTGTCTCTCCAACTCCACCCTGATAAATCAGGCTTTCAACCATTTTTCCAACAGTAATATAAATAGAGGTGTTACGGGTTCCCCCGGTGGCTACTGCCGAAACCGCTTGTTTACTTCCACCCGATCCTGATGTTGCACCACCATATTCTTTATTTGTTCCGGGAATTTTCTTCTTTTTTTCATCTGAGCTTACCGGATCAGCCAGATTGAGCGACTTTCGCAGATTAGTAATCATTTGCTCACCTCCTCCAGCCAGATTAGTCAATCCGGGTATTTTTGCGAGTAGCCCTAACAGCTGTTGAACAGGATAAAGCAGAACATCAAGCAAAACAATTCCAATTCGCTTTAAACCACCTATTATACCTTCTCCTTTAAATGCCTGTACTATAGAATCCCAGTTATTTTTCAGAACCATTATGGCATTTACTATCCAACCAAATGGTCCCATAAACAGGAATAATACAGCTCCCCATTTATCCCATGCTTTTATTCCGGCCCATGTAATCGCCACCAATGCAGCTATAGCTGTAATTATCCACATAATTGGATTTGTTTCCATAGCTATCGTCAAAGCAGTCCATGCAGCTGACCAACCTTCAGTAACCAGTGTATTTACTATTATTGCAGCAGTTGATAATCCTGTATACCATGCCAATAATTTTGTTTTAATTGCTACAATTGTAATGATGGCATTATAGACCACAAATGCACCTACAGCCGTCCATATATATGGATTACCACTTTCAAATAAATGATAAAACCAACTCACAGCTTTTGACAATGGTTCTATTGAGTTCTTTACTGAATTAGCCATCCAAATAAGAGCCGGTGCTATTTTATTTTGAGCCTTAATAGCTAATTCACCAAGTTTAATTTGAATTGATCCAACGACTTTATTGTACTGAGCCATAGGTGTAGCATCAAATGCTGCTTTAGCTGATCCACCAAACTCAGTGTTAAGCTCTTTCAAAATAAGCATTTGTGCCTCTTCTAGTTTTCCGGCACCTACAAGTTCTTTAAAATGCTTTACCTGTTCTTTTGTAAAGTTGATACCAATACGTCTCATCATCATTACACCGGTTGCAGGGTCTTGCAATGCTTTACCTACCATCACAGCAGCATGAGGCAATTCCATTTTCATACGGGTAGCCATGTCTACTATTGATTGTGATGCTGGGTCGAAAAGATTTTTACCCACTTTAGGGAAAGTGAGCAAAACTGATTGCATATTTTTCAACTGTCCTCCACCATAAAGAGATTGTGATTTTATTCTTTCTACACTTTTATTAAGTGTGTCCATAGTCATGCCTGCCGCATAGTTGGTACTTCGTAATCCGGCTTCTATTTGGGCATTTGCCAAACGCAATTCATGAGCCTTATCAACTCCTGATCGAAGCATATCCACCACTTTATAAAATCCAAAGCCTATACCTATCATCCCAAGTACATTCTTCAACCCTCCAAACACACCCGTTAATCCTGAAACTGTTCCTTTCAGTCCTTTAGCCTTAGTATCTGCATTGCTGAACTCACGCCCGATTTTTTCAACGGTCGAGCTGGCTTTATCTTTCAATAATATGGCAAATTCTACTACGTTCATTTGTTTTCTTTAGCTTCTAATTCACGGCATATCCATACATCAAATATGGAATCTATCCAGTCATTATCTTCAAGTTTATGGGGCTGTATACAGTGCAGGTAATAACGTATAATAGTATTACCCGACCGTATAGTAAGATCATTGACAAACTTGTTGAATTTCTGCTTGTCAATGTCTGCATCGCTTTCGTTAGCAATGCACCCCGTTAGGCGTTTTTTACACTAACAATGTGTTTTTCGCGTAAGTCCTTAACCACACGCAATGCCGGCATATGGTAATCCAGTTTTGTTGAGTCTTTCAATTCTGTATCACCTTCAATCCATAGCAAGTCAAGGAGATTCTGTTGTGATTTGAATGGAATGTTATCAGGGTTATTCCGCTCCGCATTTGTTTGGAATTCAATGGTTAATGGGCGTAACTTAGCCGATTTATCCATTACAGTAATGCGATAGCCATTACCGTCTTTTACCACTTCAGCGTCGGTATAATCAACAAATTCGTTGATCACTTCAGCAACATCTTCAATATACGGTGACTCTTTGAGTCGTACATCTCCTGCCACAAAGCAGTTAACTGCCATTACTTTTTTAAACTCGGTCTGACTTTTATCGATCACCTTCAACGCAAATCGCCATATTTTCATGTCAGGTTTGCGAAAAAAAGCTGTCATACCATTGATGGTAATTTCTTTCAGTTCACCAAACTTCTCTTTCAGTTCATCAATGTTAATTGTTTCTTTGCTCATTCTTGTGTTGTTTTTGTTGTAAAAAAGGCCGGCCATCCGACCGGTCATTTAATTCTGATTATGCATTATTGATTGTCAATTATCAAGCTACTTGTGGTTTTAAATCAAGTGCAATAAATGGAAGTTTCATTTCCATAAATTTGTCACCCTGTTTTATATCCTTATTAGCTTCAGTGAATTGGAGTCCTAGTAATAAATCAGTTACAATAACATCTCCATTCGATGGATTTCCGTATGAAATTACTGCATTTAAGCTTAGAGATAATACTGATTTATTAGAACTATTAGCTACTAATGTTTCATATTCACTCTGAAGCAATGATATTTCTCCATCATAAGATATATTGCCTTTCTGGATTTTACGTGGCTTATTCCCTTTACCATATACGGGCTCTTTTTCCTGCTTTTCGCCATATTTAATGGCGCGTATACCAGTAATGTCCTTACCACCTAAAACGAGCGTAATATCTGCCCATTCATATTCTCTTGAATCAAACATATTTTACCTCCTTTTTTAATTAGATGTTGTTTTAAAGCCAATATACAGGTCGATATACTTTGGATAGCCGAACGGTTTAATACGCAATTTTGCTTTAAACTGATCGGTTGCTACGATGTTCTGACTTGGATCAATGTAGCAGCTTACGCCGGTATCATTGCTATCATCAGGATTACGCCCCAGTTCGCCGGCAGTTCCCATTGTATTTATAATGGCGGTTTCCACCTCATTCTGAATGCTTTTGCAAATAGCATGAGGAATATAACCATCATCCGTTACCGGAACTTCGTCATTCAGCTCATTAACCAATGTTTTATAAGCTATACGATAAGCCTTGTCAATAGATCGTCTGCGTGGAATCAATGCGTAATCGTCACCTGTTTCAGTTGCCAGTTTATCATCCGTAAAGTAATATCCTGCTTTCCCGATAAAGTTTCTGAAGGTCACAAACCCGGCATCACTGATTACATCGGCATTAGCCGACTCTGGCGATTTGGTGCCGATATAGAATGAACTTGCACCAATCGAACCAGATTTCACACGAGCCACAGAACGCATCACAGGAATAGCGGCCGCGCGACCGGCCAATAGGCCCGTTGCTGCATCCACACTTCCAGATGTTGTATCACCAATCATTACGGCGACACGATTATCTGTTCGTTCCGTTAGGAGTGCCAGGTCTGATGCTGTTCCGCTATAATGTCTTCCTGGAAGAACTACAAACAAAGGTGCATACAGCGAGTCGGTAGCCCATTCACACAAACTCTGCGCTTTGGTTATAGCAACGTAAACATCCGCATCAAGAGCATCGGTTATAGTTGCGCTATATCCGTTTGCATCTTTTTTGCTCACAAATAAGAAGTTCAGCGCTCCTTTCGCATAATTTATGATTGCTTTACCATGCACACCAGCCACATCAACCATATCACTCAATGAAACGGCATCAGCAACTCCATAGATATAAAGCTTAGTTCCGTCTGGAGCTTCAGTATAGAAATCATACACCGCTTTATAAATGGTCGGGTTATTTGCCGAAGTGATGCCGTAATCCAATAACCCGTCAGGCGTAGTAATCAGATAGGGAGTAAGGAGCGCAAATTTACCATCGACAGCTACTCCGGTTGCGATCAATCCGCAAACCCCGTCGTCGCTGGGCGAAGTTGCCCCGATCAGTCCATTTTCAAAATATATTTTTACGCGTGGTAACATAACTAATTGCTTTTTACAAAGTGTTTAAATTCTTCTCCTGGTAGCACCCGGTTATTTGCTTTTTCTTCGGATGAATACCACATGTTAGCAGATTCAACAAACCATATTTCAGTAAGTCCTACATGTTTCATAAGGCCATCCGCTTTTTTATGAAGCTCTTTTTCATCTTCCGATTCTTCAACAACAACCTCAGGAGTTACTTCAGGAGTTACTTCAGGCGTAGTTTCCGGTGTAGTCTCAGGTGTGATCTCAGGCGTAGTTCCCGGTGTAGTTCCCGGTGTAACTTCAGGAGCAGTTCCCAACCCATCATTTTCTTTTCCCATAATTGTAATTTTTATGGTGCTTCACTCCTCACCGCTGGTTAGGCGGATCGGAGATTACACACGGGTTATAAATTAAGCAGCAGTATCCTGAATTAATCCCAATACTCCTTTACCATCACCACGGCGGGTACGTCCACCGGCTCTTTGCAGGAATGAATAGATATCGCCGTAGTACTGAGGATTGCCTTTATCATCAAACATTTGAGTTACACCCATAGCACGGGCTACACAGGTTTTGCTCCAGAACAATCCGATTGCACAAGCAGTAGTATCAGCCACGGCATCATCGCTTTCAATATCCATAAAATCTTCAGGATAATATACCAGGTCGGTATCATTCGTCCATTTCGAATATTTGGTATTAGCAACAGCAGTCAGCGTGTTGTTTCTGGCATTCAATGCTGTTGATCGTTCGGTAATTTCAAAACCTTCCAGTTTTTTCAATTCACCGGTTGAGCCATCATATAAGGCTGAGAAATCACGGTTAGTAGTTGTTTTTAGCTCCTGACATAATTGTCCATACATTTCTGTATCCAGAACACAATAGCGATCACCTTTAGGAATATTCCATTTGTTGAAAACTGACTTTGCTTTAATAAAGTCATCTAATTTTACGGCTTTTCTATTTCCAGTTCCAATATGAGCCGAAGTAGCATCACCGGTGGTTTTAATATAGAATGTTGGTCTCCAGTTATAAATCATAGCTTCAGCTAAAAATTGTTGTAGATAGGCCATATCTTCAGTCATACAGCTATCCATCTTATCATAGCTCAATTCTGCTTTGTCTATATTGGGAATAAAGCGTGGATCAGTCGTAAATTCATCGAGTGGATAAGTTACATCCACATCTTTACGTCGGGTTAACTGTGCAGGTAATTTTTTACGATTTCGTTCTACCTTGCTGGACGCCCCGGCTTGTGGAATGTGAACACAGGAACCACCAATTACATATTGACTTTCATCTATCGAGTTCAACAAAAATTCGTTGTTTTTAAATAGATTTCCGATAATGTAATCTACCCATATTTCAGGGGTTACGCCTGCCATAAATGAGTTGGTAGGAACTTCTTTTTTCATGGCTGAAAGGGCAAATGCGCCAACGCCCAACGCGGGCCCTGCTACTGCACCAACCACTACCGAAAATAACATAGCCGTTACCAGACTAAGAATAAATTTTGTACGTTTCATACTTTTTTTAATTATGAATTATGAATTATAAATTATTAATTGTGAATTAATTAAGTGCTACAGCAGCGGATGTTGCCACAAAGTTTAATCCGTCAAACATGAATAACTGCGACTTATTTTTCGAGATTGTTCCGGCTAATGCAGGGCCCGAAAACTTTGTTCCAAGAGTCAATGTTCTGGCAGTAGCATCACTACCGGCCTTTACCAGCAATAAAGCACCTACAGGTATATCTGATCCCAAAGCCAAATTTAGCGTGGCATCACTCGAAAGCATTCCCAAGTCCAAAACAGTAGTAGTACGTTCTACCAGTGCCGCAATAACAGCAGCCGATGCCAGGCTTTGTTTTTCGGCTGATGGAAATACTGTTGTTATTTTTCCATCAGCATCTTTGCTGATTTCAGGAGCTATAAAATCATAACTCGCATTCGTATTCAAATTTACATGTGTACACATGGCTTAGTCCTCCTTATATTCGCGTCCAAAACGGGTTTTGAACAGGTTTTTAAAATGATTTAAATTCGATGATTTCAGGTTTTCCAACTTACCGGCTTTATGGTAGTCTTCCCACTTCCAGTCTTTTTCTACTGCTGGAATACCTGCACTTTCCCCACCGCCAAGCTCATTATTTATGCGCGTCACTCCTGCCATGTTTTTGACGATTTTCTCAGTACGCTCAAAGTTTTCATTATACATCGAGGTGTACTCTTCACGCATATCTTCACCGTATTTCTTATCTGCAATATCTGTATCAACACGGTTTTTGACTTTCGTTTTGTTCATCTCAGTTACCTGATTATTCAGGCGCTCGTTCTCTGTTTTCAGAGTTCCGTTTTCACCTTCAAGGCGGATTGCCTTGTTTACCGCGTTTTGAATGCCGGTTCTTACAGCGGCCTCATCGGCATCTGCACCCAGATTCAAAATCGGTATGATCGTTTTGTGATCCATACTGTCTTTAATTTTTAAGTTGATTATTTGATTTTGATAAAAATTGTATATATCATTCGGATTAGTCATCGTCTCGGGAGCCTGGTTCATGTTCGGGTTTCCGTCAACGCACTCATCACACAGTTTAGCATCTAATGCCTGTTGTGGAGTAAACCAGTGATCCGCTCCGTCAAACCAGGCGTTTGTAACTTCATCCTTTGTTTTACCGCATCGGTTAGCTATCATGTCCACAATATCATTCTGGAAAGTATCCATTGTATCGGCGTATGCTCTTACTGATTTAGAATCTCCGCAAACGCATCCACTCACACAGTGAACCATTAGTTTAGAGTATTTCGACATAATTATCTTATGCTTCGGATTGGTCATAACGTCAAATCCGCAAGAAGCTGCCGCCCCGTCAACTATCCAATTTACAGTAATATCATTCCGGTCTAAGAAATTCCAAAGAGCCTGAGTTTGTATCACATCTCCTCCGTCGCTGTTCACATACATATTAAATGTTTTACATCCATTCTTTATGCAGTTATCCAGTGCCGGGATCAACAAATTAGTATCTATATCCATCCACTTTCCAATGATGCCATACATATACACATCGCAACAGTCAGATGTACTTTGATTAACTATTTGTTTTATTGGTCTTGCCATATTGTCAATTGTAAACTCCTTTTGTCATGTTTTAAATTCGAAGCAAAGAAACAGGATAATTTTACCCCAACAAAAAAACACTGCCATTTTGTCAATCATTTTTTTATCCTGCCATTATTTACACTTATTTTGCTGAAAAATTAAAGGGATGGATAAGTCAACTACTAAGGACAAGCGATTACAACTGAAAGAATACGCCAAACTACTTTTCGTAAAAGAAAAACTGACGCAAAAAGAAATTGCAGCAAAAGTGGGTGTATCTGAAGTAACTATATCTAAATGGGTAAAGGATGGTAAATGGGATCAGTTACGCTCGACCATATCAGTAACCCGTGAAGAACGGTTGCGCTCAACGATTAATCAACTTACAGAACTTGATAATCTGATTGCAAGTCGTGAGATTAAGTACAGATTTCCGGATAAAGATGAAAGTAATATCCGGCGTCGACTTGTGGCTGACCTGGCATCGCTCGAAACGGAATGCGGACTAACCGACGTAATTAATGTAAGTCGAAAAATACTCGACTGGATTCGTCCTATTGACCCTCAAAAAGGAAAAGAAATGATGTCTCTTTTCGATGCTTACATCAA